GGTAATTCAAACAAATATCACGTGTGCCTAAACAAGGGAAACGTTATTGAATTCCGCCTACCTGCCCGATTCCAATCAGTAAAACAAATGATGCGCAGATACGAGATGATGTACGAATTGGTTGATTTCAGCGTAAACAATCCCAATGGAAGTTTCAAGACGTTTCTCAATAAAGTAGAACCTATCCTAATGGCGATGTACGACAGAGACCAAGCCAAGGTGACCGAGATAATGACCTTAGCAGTATCATTCCAAAAGCATATCAACACAGGCAGGGTGACCGAGGATATCCAAGGATGGTTAGCACCAAGGGTATGGTAGAAAAGAGGGTAGTGTCTTCAAGGACACTATCCTCCTGTCCACAGGTGAGTGCCTGTGCTGATGAGTCCCAAAGGACGAAACAGGAAACCAAAAAAATCAAATCAAAATGAAAAAAGTAAGCAAAGTTTTAATGGCGTTAATGTTGGCAGTGGTAACATTCAACGCAGGTCGTTTCATCTTGGCGTTATTCCAAGAAGTAAGTTCCGTACCACAATTCATCTCAGGATGTATCGTAATCGGATTCTTGGTGACCCTATTGTATTGTGTAGTAGTTCTAATGTTCGCAAAGGATGGAAAGTAAGCAGTACTACAAAGTAAGATACGCAGGTAAAGATATCTGTAATATCTCTGCACATTCAAAATGGGAAGCCATTGACCGAGTGTTCAACGACAACATCTCAAGGTATCCTTGGATAGTACGTCAGAAATTAACCGCAGTATTAACACGATAAATCAAATCATTATGTATAAAGTAACACTACAATTCGAAACCTGTAAACCATCCTACAAAGGAAAGAGTTTATGGACACTAACAAAAGAGTTCAACGACCTTCGCCACTGCGACAATTTTATTGCGCATATGCACCGAACCAAGGGATATCTCCTTGACGAGTGTTGGTACGATTCAGGATTCCCATTCAATGAGGGAGACACGTACTACACGATAGAAGACAACGAGGTTGTGATGTCTTGTTGGGATGACATAAGCGAGGAATTATTTGACAAGAACAAACTATACTTTGTCAGTAAGACACAAGCACAGAAGTATATAACACAAACAACTATTTAAGATGAGACAGATTAAAATTTTAGCAGGAGTAGTCACGGTATCCGTGCTTGGGTTTGCATCATACGACAAGCCAACTGCAGATTCAGAACAATGTGTTATAGAAGATACAATCTCACCCGAGATTGTGTCCTCAAAGACACAAACCGATTGGGAATTATTTGTTGAAGCAGTAATCCAAGTCGAGAGTAGCGGGAATGATTCTGCATACAACGAAAAAGAGAAAGCGGTAGGTTGCCTACAGATACGTCCTATTATGGTGCGTGAGGTGAACAGAGTGCTGAGAAGAAACGACATTATGTTTCGTTACACAATGGAAGACCGATGGGACAGAGAGATGTCAATCGAGATGTTTGAAATTATGGCGGAGCAGGTTGAGTGTTGCGAGGGATTGACTCAGGAAGAATTCTTTGAGGTGGTTGCCCGTAAATGGAATGGCGGAGGAAGAGGTCACAAGAAGCCATCAACTGAAGTGTATTGGGAACGAGTGAAAAATAAATTTGGTAGTTTAAATTAATTAAACTATCTTTGTACAATAATTAAACAAAATCTAATCATTATGTGTGTAATCATTATCAAACAACGAGGTCGCAAGGTATCGCAAGAAGTCCTAAAGAAATCATCAACTGTCAATCCTGATGGGTTGGGCATTGTTTGGTTGGACACCTTTGAGGTAACCTATCACGACTCTAAAGAGTACAAGAAACTATTAACTGACCGACCATACATTGCGCATTTCAGATACGCAACTGTCGGCAAGATTAACCGAGCGAACACACATCCATTTGTGTGCGGTAAGAACACAGACGAACTGCTGATGATGAACGGAACCATCAAAGGGTTGGGCAACGACAACAAGACAGATAGCAAGGTACTTGCTGAGATGTTAGGTGATATGCCAAGAGACCAATGGAAAACTGAACTTGAGAAGTATGAGTGCAGGTTTGTCAGCATCAACACCAAGACAAAATCGTATCAGGTATACAATCGTCACCTGTACACCAACAGAGATGGCGTGTGGTTCTCAAAAGACAACGTCCTACTTGACAACGTGGTTGCAGTGTACGGAACATTAAAGAAAGGTTATAGCAACTACTACGGTCACCTTTACAACTCTAACTTTGTTGGCTCAGGCAAGACCAAGGATAAGTATCCTCTAATCATTAAGGGGTTGCCTTTCTTGGTAAATCAAAAGGGAGTGGGACACAACGTGGCGGTAGACGTATTCAAAGTAAGTGACTCTACCTTAGCGAAGTTAGATATCCTTGAGGGTCATCCGAGGTGGTACAAGCGTGAACAGATTCAGGTAGTCATACAGGGTAAAGAAGTTACTGCGTGGACATACTTTAACCCAAAACAAATTGGAAGTGGGGAGGTAATGCACAAGACATTTCTTCAGAAGCCCATTCCAAAATCTTTTACACTATCCAAGTCCAAGACAGTGTCTTCAAAGACACAAAAAGAATGCACACAACTTTCTTATTTCGATGAGGTCTTTGATGAAAGGGAAGAGGTTTATGTAGAGAAGCCATCCTGCATTGATTGTTTCTCTGACTTGGAGTACGATGGGTTTAACCATTACCATTGTAGTGCTTGTGGTGGGTGGTTCACAGATAACGAAGTAGCACTATTTAATTAACTTAAAATCAAAACAAAATGAAAAAAATCACAAGAGATTCGGTTGATGCATTTATGAATGCAAGACCTTTCCGCAAAGACAACACAGAGGTGACGGTATTAGACAACGTTACCATTTTAAAACTATTCGGTAACGAAATTGCCTACCGATACAATGACCCTGAGAGAACTTTGTCCATCACCAATGCAGGGTGGTTCAGTAACACAACAAAAGAAAGGTTGAATGGAATTCCTAACGTGCGAATACATCAAAAGAATTTCAATTGGTATCTGAACGACAAAGAATGGGACGGAAGATTAATAGACGTAATATAAACTAACAATTTAAACCAAAACAAAATGAAAAAAGCAATTGTAACAACACGTGCAGTATACCACAAGACGGTATCAATTGAAGTAAGCGTTCCCTTAGAGGTGGAAGACGACAACGTAAGAGATTGGTTATTTGACAACGAGCATTTATTTATTGATGAACTTGATGACAAACTATCTAATGCCAAACTTGAATATGGATTCGGTGTCACGACAGACAACGGTATGGTTTGGAAAGAAGAAGAATCAGAAACCCGTTACGATGTCGTAGACCCTGATGGAAAGTTTACGTGGGGAGGACATTTATAAAATTAATCACAATGAAAAAATCAAAACAATTATGGACAACAGACTTATCATTACCAAACCTGACAATTTCGTATTCGTTGATATCACAGACCAAGCAGAACTCCTCTTCAACAACACGAACCTTGAACTATTTGCTTGGGACGGAATCGCAGAAGAACTTATGGACACTGTCTACCACATTCGCAGAGCAATCGAGCGAGGAGCAAGAATCGTTATCGAAGGAGGGAACATTCCCGCCAAGCGAGAAGTGAAGTGGACATCAGTAGACAAGGTGCTAATTAATGGACATTGGTACGGAAAATACGCAGATATCTTGCGTGGTTAAAATATTAATACTATATTTGAACATAAGTTATACCAAATAAAATCAAATCAAATGGCAACACTATTAAAATCAAACGGTAAGCGAGTAGAAGATGTGGACATCTCAACTCTTAAAGAAATGCAAGAACTCGTAGGCGGTTACATTGAAATCGTATACCTGCCCGAGGGAAAGTGTTTAATTATTAATGAAGAGGGGAACCTTTTCGGACTCCCACTAAATCAACAAGCAACTGAACTGTATGGACATCCAATCGTGGGGGAAGTCATTTACGCACAGAGCAGTGAAATAAATTAATTAAAGATGAAACATTTATTCAGACAACTTATCCTTGAGGAGAAACTCAAGGACGCACCGAACCTGAAGGTCATTCAGCAGATGCAACAGAAGGTAGATTCAGAACTTTCTATCAAAGACCTAACAGAAACAGGAATGATTATGACACGAGAGTCTTTCGAGAAATCGTATCGCAATCCACCTGCGTTAGACACCAAGTGCAAAGATGTGATGACTTACATTGGCAAGAACTACATTCAAATGTTGAGTAACGGATTTTATTTATGGGACTATCCATCAACTAAACCGAAACGCTCAAAGAAGTTAGAGGTTGTAGAGGAAGCATTGTTCAATCACCTAATGGGAATCAATGTCAAGTAGCAAGGAGCAGATAAAAGATGTGACAGGGAGAGTATACCGTATGCTTGCAGAAAAGAATGAGGCATACGGGAACTCAGCCCTTGAACCAATCAACATATTCTCCAAGGGGGATGCGGTTGAATCTTTACAAGCAAGGATAGACGACAAGTTAGCCCGAATAAAAAACAGAGGGGTGAATGACGAAACCGAAGACACTTTGTTTGACCTGTGCGGGTACTTAATTCTTTTAATTATTGCTAAAGAAAATTTGCACGAGAAATAAACTATAATTATATTTACACATTATTAAAATCAAATCATATGTCAAAATCAAAACAGATGTTCACCGAAATGCGTGAGCAAGAAATCCAAGACGAATTCCTTGATGATGAGTATCGCTTCAGGGAATTTCAATCAAGAGAGCGAGTGTCTTCAAAGACACCAATCGCAAACAACTCTTCAGTAGATATTTTAAAAGAACTGTTCGGGTACTTTGGAGAAATCTTTAAAGACTACGAAGCAAAAAATCAAATCAAATGAAACAGAATATTTTCAATGAATATGCAACTCAATGTGCTGACCTATTCAGCATCAGCGAGGAACTCCTTTTCACTAAGAGCAAACGCAGAGATATTGTAGACGCACGTTACCTGCTATACTATATGTGTAGTGAACGACCAATGCGTATCGTTTATATCCAAGAGTATATGTTCAGCAAAGGATACCTAATCAATCACTCATCTATTATCTACGGAATCAATCAGGTGAAGGAGCGATTAGAAGGAGACGGAGACTACAGAAAAATAATTAAACAACTGAAGTCGTGCGTTACAGTTTAAAAGACATCTTTATTCAGGCATCTGATGACCCATCTTCATCTCCTCTTCACGGGAATGGATACGAGTCCTATCTTTTGTACGGGATAAAGATTGTCAAAGACAACGCAACTGAACAAATACAACTGTTGAATACTGCTAAGTCAGGAGATTTTTATCACTCTCTAAATCAGGAAGATATAAATTTATTTCACGATGGCGGTTGGAGATATGGAATATATGTTATATCTTTGTCTAACTATCGTGCAAAACTCGATAGAATTGAGCAACAGATTAAGAAGTACGTAAACGAGAAGCCGACCTCATCTCAGAAGCAACTCGACTATTATCAATCATCAAGGCAAAACATCCTTGAGAAGTATACCGAGATGACAACTAAATTAAATCAATTAAAATCAAATCAAAATGAAAAATCAACAAGAGCAAACGACATTTGAAAAATTGTCAGCCATCAATGTCAATGACAAGGTGGAAAAGAAATCAAATCTAACGTACCTATCTTGGGCGTGGGCTTGGTCAGAAACAAAGAAGGTGTGTCCTGATGCGACATATCAAATCGGAATGACAGAGTATGACGAGCAACTTGGCTTTATGTGTCACACATCTGTAACTATTGGCGGAGAGACTTTAGAGATGTGGTTGCCTGTTATGGACGGAGCCAACAAGTCAATGCGTAAGGAATCATACGACTATGCAACTCGCTACGGAACTAAGACTTGTGAAGCAGCAACAACTTTCGACATCAACAAAACATTGATGCGTTGTTTGGTTAAGAACTTGGCTATGTTCGGATTGGGAATCTACATCTATGCAGGTGAAGACTTGCCTGAATCAGAAACTGTAACACCAACTCCCGCACCATCGACTCCCGCACAAACTCAAACGGCAGACGGAAAACTTTCGTTAAAGGTTGGTGATGAGAATTGGGATAAGGTTGTTAAGTACGTGACTGAGAACAAAGAGATGGGCATCAAGAAGATTGTCGATGCATTGTCTATCAAGTACACCATCACCAACTTGGTTAAGAATAATCTAACTAAAATCGTAACAGGAAAATGAACAAAGAAACATTAGACCGCTTACGTAATGACGAGGATTATTACGGAGCATTTGGAAAACAATTCCTTAGCAACTCAGACATCGGAGCGTTACTTGGTAACCCAAAAGAATTTGGAAAGTCTTCTGAGGACAACGTGAACTATGCCAAGGGTAGATACTTTCACCAACTCATCCTTGAACCTGAGAAGGCAGTGCATACAAAGTTTGTTGATGTGTCAACTCGAACTACTAAAGCATACAAGGAATACATCGAACAGAATAAGATTCCCTTTGCAATGTTAGAGAAGGAGGGCGAAGAGATTCGTGGGTGCGTGGACAATATGATTCAGAACCTTGCTTTCTTTGAAGGCATACGTGAGGAGGGTAATCAGTATGAGGTTCCTGCAGTCAAGGAGATTCACGGTATGATGTGGAAGGGTAAGGCAGACATCGTTTGCAAGGACAAACTCATTGACCTGAAAACAACAAGTAACATTTCTGATTTTAAGTGGTCGGCTCGAAAGTATAATTATGACAGTCAGTGCTACATATATCAGGAACTGTTTGGACTTCCTCTAACATTCTACGTGGTGGACAAGACCAACGGTATGCTTGGCATCTACAGACCAACAGAAGAATTTGTAAAGCGTGGTGAGGAAAAAGTAATCCGTGCCATTGATGTTTATAGAAAATTCTTTGGAGACAATCCGACTGAAAACATCGAGTACTATTACATAGATGAACTTCTTTAAAAGATTAACAGAAGCAGTGTCTTCAAAGACACAAAAAGAAAATGGGTGGATGTGTCTGCGTGTTCCAATCAGATGCCAAAGCCCCGAGGAAAAACAAAATGTTATCCTCTCAACAACTAAACTATTGGAGCGTAAAATTAAAATCAAAACAAAATGACAGACGAAAAAATTTTCGCAGACGGATTCTCTTTTAAGCGAAGAGAGAATGCACCCGACTTCGTAGTGGGTCGGCAATCAATTAAAGTGGATGAAGCAATTGCTTTCCTTTCACAACACGCCAAGAATGGTTGGGTTAACTTGGATATCAAACAAGCCAAGAACGGGAACTACTATTGTGAACTCGATACTTGGGAAGCCAAGCCACAAGGAAACTCAGCGTCACCTAAACCTGCTCCTGCTCCTGTGGTAGCGAAAGCGGATGATGACCTGCCGTTTTAACCTAAACCAATTAGAAATAGTTAAGGGGAGGAGACTCCCCTTTTCTATCTCTAATAGTGTGCTGAATGCGAAAAATAAAAGCACCACTACTACTACTATAGATATATATAATTACTTTTATTTCTTATATATGTATAATAAAATTAACATTTTCAACACTGAGTCTGATAATCAAGCAGTTAGAGTAATCAAATCAACATCAAATCAACATATCAATGACACACACTGTAACAATATTCAAAAACATCAAGGAAACTGAGGCTCCGTTCCATAGAGATGTACAACTTGTCCTTAAAAGAATCAAGGATGGAGCGACAAAGGACTTAGTTAAGCGTATCCGACAAGAGAAAGTAAAGTCGGAGCGTAACGAACTAAAGAAACTTCTACCCGCTATTTGTTTTAGCGGAGTATTTCACAAGCGTAATGACAATGCCCTACAGAATCACAGTGGATTGATTTGTTTGGACTTTGATGGTTACACCAAGACAAAAGAACTTCTTCAGGATAAAGAGAACCTATGCAAAGACAAGTACGTGATGAGCGTATTCATCTCTCCATCAGGTGATGGTCTCAAGGTGTTGGTTAAAATACCTGCTGATGTAGATAATCACGTGAACTACTTCAACTCTTTACAGGAACACTTCAACTCTCCCAACTTTGACAAGGTAGTTAAGAACGTATCTCGTGTATGCTATGAGTCTTATGACCCTTTGACATACATCAATATGAACTCCTCAGTATGGGATAAGATTGTTGAACCTGAGTACGTAGAGGTTAATAAGCATAGAGATGCACCAACTATTCCAATCACAGATGAGAACAAAGTCGTTGACATCCTTATCAAGTGGTGGTTAAAGAAATATCCAATGGTTGAAGGTCAGCGTAATCAGAACGTGTATGTTCTTGCGATGGCATTCAATGACTATGGTATCAGTAAGAGTCTTGCAGGTTATGTGCTAAGCCAATATCAAACTGCGGACTTCACCTTAACTGAAATCAACAGAACGATAGACTCAGCGTATTCTCAGACAAGAAACTTCGGCACTAAGTACTACGAGGATGAGGAGCGTATCAATCAAATCAGAACTAAACTCAAGAGGGGTGTATCAAAAAAGGAAATCCGTCATCAGTTAGAAGAGTCTCGTATTGATGGCGATGTAATTGATTCAGTACTAAACAGAATTGAAGATGAGGCAACCAACCATACCTTTTGGACAAAGAATGAAAAGGGAACTATCAAGATAGTACACTACTTGTTCAAAGAATTCCTTGAGGACAATGGGTTCTACAAGTTTTGCCCTGAAGGGAGCAGAAACTATGTGTTCGTTAAGGTCACTAACAACTTGATAGACCACACATCAGAGAAGGAGATTAAGGATTTTATATTGGGATATCTACAGAACATAGATGACCTAAGTATATACAACTACTTCGCTGACCAAACAAGATTCTTTAGAGAGGAATTTTTAACCCTGCTATCTACGATTGATATTTACTTCATCGAAGATTCCAAGGATACTTCTTACCTGTACTACAAGAACTGTGCGGTCAAGATAACGGAGAACAATATAGAACCTATCGACTACTTAGATTTAGGCGGTTACGTTTGGAAGGAACACGTGATTGATAGAAAGTTTAACCTGTGCGATGATGACTTGTGCGACTACAAAATTTTCATCGCTCGCATATGTGCAGACAATGAGTCACGTGTGCGGACAATGGAGTCTACAATTGGATTCTTAATGCACGGATACAAGAACCTATCATACTGCCCTGCGGTAATACTTAATGATGAGGTTATAAGTGACAACCCTGAAGGTGGTACGGGAAAGGGATTATTTATGAATGCCCTGAACCAAATGAAAAAGTTAGTGGTGATTGACGGTAAGGCATTTGCTTTTGAGAAATCATTTCCTTACCAACTTGTATCAGCAGATACGCAGGTGCTTTGCTTTGATGATGTCAAGAAGCACTTTGACTTCGAGCGTTTATTCTCTGTGGTTACAGAGGGTCTTACGTTGGAGAAGAAGAATAAAGATGCTATCAAGATTCCATTTGCTAAGTCACCTAAGATTGCTATCACTACCAACTATGCTATCAAGGGAAGCGGTAACTCTTTCGCAAGACGTAAGTGGGAGGTTGAACTTCATCAGCACTACAATAAGAACTATACACCGTTAGATGAATTTGGCAAACACTTCTTTGCGGATTGGGATGATGATGAGTGGTGTCAGTTTGATAACTATATGGTGTCGTGTCTTCAGATGTACCTAAGCCAAGGGCTAATCAAGTCTTCATTTGTAAACTTAGGAGTGAGACAACTATCTGCAGAAACATCACACGATTTTATCGAATGGTGTGGATTGATTGGAGATATGCGTGAGAACCCAAGTCTTGAGATAGGAATTAAGATTCACCAACAAGACAGGTACTATGAATTTATTGCAGAGTATCCTGACTATGCACCAAAGTCACGTATGAGCATCAGCCGTATGAGATTCTATCAGTGGTTGGTTGCTTACGCAGTATACAAAACTCAGCAACAACCTGAAGAGGGAAGAGATGCAGCAGGAAAGTGGATGCGTATTAAACCAAAATTAAATCAACAACAAAATCTAAATCTTTAATATCAAATGAAAGTAAAAGTTAAAAATTGGCTCGAGCAACTCAACAACGGAGAAATAAAGAGCAAGACTACAAGAATCATCTATGAGATTCACAAGCACACCTTTAAAGGAAAAGGTTTCACAACCATTGATGAGTTAAGAAAAGACCTTAGTATGGCTCACCAAACGCTTACGGCTATTGTATCGAACATTCAAGACGAAGGATTGATTGCAACATACGGAGAAATTCAAAATGAATCAGGCGGCATTTTTCAACACATTCGATATGCAGGACACGAAGAGCGAGAATATTTAATCAGAGAAAGACGCAGAGAAAAACTTTCACAATGGATTAAAAGAGGCAGAGAAGAGTTTAACGACCTTTTACCCTACTCAATGATACAAGAACTTAATAACCTTTAAATCAGAATAAGATGAAAGTAACAATAGAGTTCGACAACGAGCAAGACGCAATCCAAGCATTGAACGCAGGGGCTTGGTATAATGTAGCGTGGAGCCTTGACCAAGGGTTGCGAGGAATAGTAAAATACGGATGCATCGGAAACCGAGAGGCTACCGAATGTGAGATGGAAGTCTATGAGAAATGCCGAGAGATGTTACGAGAAGCAATGAGCGAAAATGACTTGACATTCAACCTATGAGAGAACAATTTATGAGGATTGCTATGGCAAGGTTGCGTAGCACCTACCCGTTCAAACCACAACGCAGAGCAATTGCTGCCAAGATGTGGATTAGATTCATTAACAAAAAAGAAATTGATGAATGGAAAACGTAGACATATTATCGAGAATCCCGGGGTACAGTAACAAGATGATGCACAAGCAGTGTATGATATTGGCATCAGTAGTTAACGCAAAGAAGGAAATTAAAGTCGGTAGAGGAAAGAGTGTAAAAATAGTAGAGGAGTATAAGCACAATACTCCAAAGGAAACAATAGACCGAATCAATCGAAGCGTTGATTATTATAAATATCAAATGGAAAATCCGACAATAGAGTATAGAGATTATCAAAAAGAAATCATAGAGAAAGGCATTGATGTTCTAAAGAAGAAGAACTTTCTGTACTTAGCAATGGAGGTGCGTACAGGGAAGACCCTCACAAGTCTCGGCATATGCAGAGAACTCGATGCAAAAAAGGTTTTGTTCTTAACAAAGAAGAAAGCAATAAGCAGCATAGAGTCCGACTATAGTATGCTGAATCCTAACTACGAACTAACAGTAGTCAACTATGAAAGTTTGCACAAGGTTGAGATAGAAAGTCTTGATGTTTTAATTTGCGATGAGGCACACGGTATGGGTGCATTCCCTAAACCAAACAACAGAGCGAAGCAAGTCAGTGCAATCATAAAGAAGCACAATCCAATGGTAATTCTTTTATCAGGTACACCAACTCCCGAGTCGTACTCTCAGATGTACCATCAGGTTTACGGTATACGCACCAATCCATTCAATCAATATGTAAACTTTTATAAGTTTTCTAAACACTTCGTTAATGTTACGCAAAGAAAAATCAATTCTCTATACATAAACGATTACACGAATGGTCTTCCAACGATACTTGATGCAATGAAACCATACACTATAAACTATACGCAGAAGGAAGCAGGTTTTAAGGTGGACACAAGGGAACATATCCTTGAGGTAGAGATGTCTGATATAACATATAAGTTATGTTCGCAATTAAAAAAGAACTTGGTGGTCGAGGGTAAGAACGAAACCATATTGGCTGACACCCCCGTTAAACTAATGATGAAACTTCACCAATTGTATTCAGGAACTATCAAGTTTGAGTCAGGCAACTCAACCATTATTGACTTGTCGAAAGCAAGATATATCCACGACAACTTTGGCGATGCTAAGATTGGAATTTTTTACAAATTCAAAGAAGAGTACAACGCACTGAAGCAGGTGTACGGGGACCAACTGTGTACGGAACTTAGTGTCTTTGAAGACACAAGTAAGTCTATAGCCTTACAAATTGTATCAGGACGTGAGGGTATATCCTTACGAAAAGCAGATGCTCTTGTGTATTACAACATAGACTTCAGTGCTACAAGTTATTGGCAGAGCAGAGACCGAATGACAACCAAGGAAAGATTGGAGTCAGATGTTTATTGGGTGTTTGCTAAAGGGGGTATAGAAAAAGAAATATATAAAGCGGTATCAGACAAGAAAGACTATACTCTGAATCACTTTAAAAAGGATTTGCTAACTTTGTAAATGGCTACAGAACAACAGATACAGACTAAAAGGATAAAGGAACTTGAGGCTCAGGGTTACTATGTAATCAAACTAATCAAGACCAATAAGAATGGTATCCCTGATATCATTGCTATCCCGCCAAACGCTAATGTAATCTTCAGCGAAGTGAAGACGCTGAAGGGAAAGGTCTCTCCATTACAGGAGTATAGACTAAAAGAATTAGAACAATATGGATTCAAAACAGAGGTATACAGAGGAGAGTAGTAATGTAGGTATTTCGCTAACACAAGACTTTCATTTCACCCTTCACACATTTGATTGGGATATACGTGTGGACATAATGAAGCAACTCTCAAGCGTGTTGGAATGGATGACAGTATCATTGGATGGTGAGACTTATTATGTTGGCGGAGTGTCTCTTGTTAAGGAACCTTTCTTCTTTGTTATTGAATACTATAACGACCCGTTAACCGCATACACAGATACTCCTATGATAGACTTAGTGGACATCTTAGAGATAGACTGCGACCAATACTTAGACTTAATAAACGAATCAAATACAATCAAACAATATGGAAATAGACGCAACAGTATTTAATCCAACACAACACCTTCGTGATATAATCAGAATAGTGTTAGGTGTTGACGTAAGAAACGCAAAGTCGAGACACAGACACGTAGTAAACGCCCGTATGATATACGCTCACATCCTACATAAGGGAGGTTGGGGTTATAGTAGTATTGGCAGGGCTATGGTAAAACATCACGCAACTATTATACACTACGTAAAAAACTTTGACAACTACCTGATGTCGGACCCTGAACTACGCAGGTCTTATACTGAAATCAAGAACTCATTCGATGGAGATATAACTGACCAATTATATTTGTCAGAAGATGAACTAAAAAAAGAACTAATTCTTTTGCGTAAAGAAAACAAATCTTTATCTTTGCACATAACAAATCTTGAAGAAGAACTAAGGTCTGTTGTTTATAATAACAAACGGCTCAAGGACATCTATAAGATAGTAGAACAAAGAACCAATATCGGAACTGAAGAAGAAGTTAAATGGGCAATTAATCGAATGTACAATGGGCTATAACATCAACGACATAGATAAGATTGCGGAATTCAAAACTTGGACCACCAAGCAGAAGACCGATGAACTGCTGAAGATTGATTGCTTTATGTATTGTAATATCGGCAAGGACTCTACCAACAAAGAAAGAGAGCAGGTTAAAAGAAATTCTAAAAGAATCTATACATTAATAAAAAAAATAGACCCACCTATGGGCAATGCATTTCTTGCAACCATAGATAGAAAGGAATAGCCAATGCCAAAACCGTCCGCATACGATACTGAGCGACTTGCTTACATCAACCAACTGATGGACGGATTACACGACTCTCTTAACTCGATATACGAACACTTAGTAGACCGAGATTTTGACAGTATGAACAAAGAACTAACTGCACTTATGTCTTCGCTTAAAGACATAAAAGAAAGTACGGAGGATGACTACGGAGAAGGGATTATTTAATTGGATAAAGAAAAATTTCATAAGTGACTTAAAAGAATCTGAGAAGCCAACTTCCCGGCACGACTGCTTCTCTAAGCGGCATAACTTAGATATAGAACTCAAGTGCAGACGCACACACTATTCTGATTTAATAATCGAAAAGAAAAAATACGATGCCTTAATGCTTAGGAGTAAAGAACACGGAACAATACCTGTGTACGTGAACTCTACTCCTAACGGTGTGTGGGCTTTCTATATTGCCGACATCAAAATAAAATGGCAGAACAAACTGTTACCAAAGCAAACAGACTTTTCAGACAATACGTTTATTGAAAAGAAGATAGGATACCTAACCTTAGAATCGGGTATAGAACTCACATCTAAGTTAAAGGAGTAGTGTCCTTGAAGACACTATCTTTTTCTATCTCGTCTTTTCCAATATCCTTTGGGAGCAAGACGCTCGGGTAGACTCTTCGTTGTCTTGTCCCACTTCTCTTCCTGCTCCCACTTCTTTGCTATATCAGGATGGTTCTTATACATAAACCTCCTTTGTGCTTCACTTTTAAAAGGCATAGTTTATTTGTTTTCCCAATTGTTTTCCCAATTTTTTTCCGATTTTTTACGCCATTCCGCTTCCCAATCTTTGTCCCACTTGGCTTCTGATGAAGGAGTGTAGTCGTATAGTTCGTCTTTCATCTGTTGTTTTAATTTTCTTTCTGCAGCCTTCAGTTTCTTTTCTGCTTGAGTAACGTCATAATCAGGAGCGTTAGGACCGAATGTGTTCTGCCATAATGGATAGTTATAACGCTTCATATCGCCTTCGCTATCGTATCCCTGAAGCATTTCCTCCTTAGTCTTCTTAGCGTTCTTTAGGTTTGCCTGTGCTTTTCTAAGGTCACTATAGATTTGGTCTAACACAACCTTACGAACATCTTTATACAAAGGAATGAATCCAAGGTTACCAAGAATCTCCATAGGTACTCTGTAGTACATCTCGTCTTCGCTTCTCTTGATTGCATCAGCCTCTTTCTTGGCAGGCTCTGTAATCTTTTTGATAACCAAGTCTGTCGTCTTTAAGATTGGACCATAGGCAGCACCCATCTTCATAAGGTAGTCACCCAAGCCTGAGCCTCCTCCATCCTTTGATTTTGGAGTAACAGTATATTGTATAGCATCCCTGTACGCATCGTAATCTCCTTCTCTAAGGAAATCTAAATGCTCTTTATTAAACTCTTCGATACCTGAGTTTAGGATTGACTTGGTAGCATTACCAAAGTCACGACCAAAAAGAAGAGATGTAAACGTTGAAGCAAATGCTTGACCCAAAGCCTTGTCAAAAGACTTCATCTCGTCTTCCTTAGATTCTCCCGCCAACCTTGTGATTGGTTCATCATCAAACAAGTCTGTAAGTGCGTGTGAAAGGTATTGACCAATCAAGGTATACAGAACCATACGAGATGTAACCCCGGCAATCAATGCTGCTCCCTGTCTCTTATTCAATTCTCCTTTGCCAATCATATTCATAATACCTGTACGTGCAGTCACGTATTCAAATATTAAGAAGCGTGTCATAAAGCCATTAAAAGCATTGAAACCTTTTAGCATTGCGCTTTGATTTGGCTTAGACGTTCCTTTAAGGATACCCATAAAAGCGTTGTCTGTTGCACCTGCTAATACAGAACGGTTGTCTGCGTGTTTTGTAGAAGCACTTAACGCTTCCTTATACTTTGACATATAAGCCTCATCATTCGCTGCTATCTTATCAAAGTCAGGAGACTTGCCTGTAATCTCTTTGAACTTAGAGTCAAAGGTTCCAAACCAAATAGGTCTCATCACCATTTTATCAGGTGTGGATATCATTGCATCAGCAACAAACTCAACCCCTTTAACATATCGCTGACCTGTCTTGTCCCAATACTTACGAAGGAAGTTCGCTGCTTTAGTTGAAGCACCACGTGTTTTTGTTCCTGTTGCTTGGCTTAGAATATTGGTGTCTACCATTCTTCCGCTAAGACCATCGCTATACATTCGTGTGGTCTGACCACTGTTTAGATTGCTTAGGATGTTTGGTCCTTGGTCGTTACTAATCTTGCGAACTATTTTAGTTCCATTAGTAAATCCAACAGGGTCAACGAGCAACGCAAAACTCACGTTAGAAGTTAATTCAGCAACGAACCTTCCGCTTCCTGCAAGAATAGTTCTGTATCCCGTCTTCTTCAAGAACTCTAATGCCTCATCCAACACTGTGTTCTCAGCATATGAATTAGTCAATAAGTTTTCTACAGTCTCTTCAAACGCAGACTTAATTGCGTTAAAAGTTTTACGCTTGCTTGAAGACATTCTTTCTCCATCAGCCTGAAGGTTCTTCTCAGCCTGATTCATTGTGCGTCTTGCAGTTCTGATTGGCTCAGTAAGATGGAAGTCCATAAGCGTTTGCTTAGACCCCTTTAGTACCGAAGCGTAAACATCAAAGTTTAACGCAGATACCTTACCTGTTCTTTCAATTAAAGTCTTGGCTCTTGTACTTGGTCTCAATGAATTATTAAACGACTCCACAAAAGAAGGTCCGTTCATCATATCACTTGGCTGAGTCTCGTGCATCACATTCAAATGCACATAGTTATTTAGTGGATTAAATTTATCTCCACGAATCACAGACGAAGTGAACTCTGCTTTAGAACCGAGACCACTATTAATCTCTTGGATTGTTTTGATAGATTCCTTTTCGGCATTATTAAACGAATCAAACAAGGCATCGTTATCAAAATTACCATCAGCATCAGTAAAATCATTTAAGATAGATTGAAGCATTTCAGCGTCACGCTCACTAAACTGAGTAGTCCCATCGTCAATCCTTTTTATAGTTGCTTTAAGGAATCCTGTAACGGAATTTACTTGTGGGCTTTGCGGGTTGCTCAAGAACTCTTGCTGAATCAGGTAAGCCATCTGCTTATACTTTGACATAGTATATTTCAGAGAGTCTCTTCCAAGAGATTTCTGTACCGCATTCTGTGCCTTCTCAATTTTGCCTTGAATAACACTGTACTCATTAGTATACTTTGCTACCGCCCTTGACGCAGCACCAAATACCGATTCAAAGATGTCCTTAGTTTTAAAATCACCGAAGACTTGGTCGATGTTGAACAATGGGTTGCGTCTTATCATCTCAACAATAGAATCCTTTCGAGTCACTAATGATTTTAGTTTTGCATAAATCTTAGTAAGTGGCAAAGGCTTAGACCTATTGATTGCAGAGGCAAGGTTCTTCCCGTCATTGACCGCATTCAACTTCTCTACCATTACCTCAGCAAAATGAGGAAGGTATCCGTTGTTGATGTTGTCTATAACCTTTGAAAGGTTTTGCAAATCAGGAAGGGATAGACCATCAATTGCACCGCTTCGGATTAAACGCTTCAAACTTGTGGCTAAATCACGCTCTTCTCTACTCGGCAACTCACTGAATTCAAGTTCAGTTTGGTTTACTTCGTTTATAATATCCTGTCGTCTCTCTTCAATCTCGGCTTCTGACATTGGGGCAGCCGCCTTTTCAGGGACGATAGAGGACTTATATTTCTTCATAAGTTCGTACTCCTCATCCGTGATGACATCGTCCTTTAGCATCGACTTAATGGTGGCTGCGTAGTCTACCTTGCCCTCATCGTTCATTACCTTATCGTAGTCATTGTATCTTTCCTGTAGTTCAGGAACCAATGATTGCTCTTCATTGATAGCAGTCAGTACATCTTCTGTAAGTTGAGTCACCTCTTCAATAGAAGGTAGCGTCAAGACTCGCTCTCTCTTACCAAACATCTCAACAAGTGATACGTACTTATCTAATACCGCATCAGGGATAAGAGTTGGGTTGATAGAAAACAATCGCTGCAACTGAGGACTTAAAGCCTGAGCAATACCAATCTTAGTAGCGGCATTCGCCTTAGCAACTTTACGTTTCTGATTTGCTTGTGATATAATCTCAGCGTACTCTGCATTAGCAAATACCTTTGACATATAGTCAACAAACCTTTCGATAGATACATCGCTCAGTAGATTAACCTTACTGAATCGAGAAAGAACATTAGCCATTTGTTGCGTACTAATCTGTCCGCTTTTTACTAAGTCATTTATCTCCTCGTTCAACAACTTAGATGCCTTAGACATAGCCGTAATTACATTCTTCGCTCCCTCATTAAGAGCCTTTAAGCGAAGCATATATAATTCTTTTTCAGCAATGGTAATCTTCTTGATATCCTTGATAGTACCAAGTATTCTTCCAACAGATGGAGCCGACTTCTCTTTGATACCAAACTTCTTTCTGATATCTCTAATCATTCGCTCTCTCTGAACATCGGTTGCATTCTCATATAACTTTGTTCCCTCTAAGTATGCAATTACATTCTTAGGAATCTGAGAATATGTACGTCCACGCTTCTTAGATTTTTCAATGATACCGTCAATCTCTTTCATTACACGGTCATACCCTTGGGCAAACTCCTCGCTAACCTTAGTACGAACTGCAGCCTTGCCCTTGGTTTTTTCTATGGCTGATGCAATAACATCGGTGTCAACGCCTCGTCTTTTCAGTGCAGTTTTAATTGCAGCCTCTGATATTCCCTGACCTCTTGCTTGCTTTATGAATGCAGCAACATCTTCATTAATTTTTTGGATAGATTTATTGTATTCCGCTTGCAGGCTTTTCGCTGCATCCCATTCTTTTACATAAGGAGTTTTTTCTAACTCAGGTTTTACATCATCAAATGTACCTACTCTTTCAGCAATAGTATTTCTATCACCTCCATCATAAACCATTGCAACAACATCAGGCTCTCCTTTATTGAATGCCCAAAAAACTTTTTTAACCCAACCATCAGGAGCATACTTGTCATTCCATTTTACTTTCGCTACAGGTTTGAACCCAAAGTCAGCATAGTACTGTGTAAGTACAGTATCGTAATGGTCTAATGAAACTGCTCCTTCTTTAATAGCATTAACTATTAACTGAGGAACTCTTCCCTTTCCATTCTCATAAGAGAATACAGAAATGATATCACCATCTTCAGTAATAGCAAGACCTGCTTTTCCATCAGGCGTTAAGAATAATCTTGAGTTTGCGTATTCTTTTACAGAGTATACAAATACACTTGCCGCATACTTGTTACTCTTTTTAGACTCACTTATTTGTTTGTGGAATAATTTAGGGTCGTTAACTTCGTAGAACTCAGAGTCTGCTACTACCCTACCCGGCATTGCCTCAAGTAAAGACGACTCTTCTTTATCGTTAAGTTTAAACTTTTTTACTATGGAAGCATCTCCAACAACTCTATCGCTTCTTCCAACGTCATATCGGGGTTCTGCTTTAGTTGCGACTGCGCCACCCTTTCGTGAACCGACAGGTTTTCTCTTGGTGCTTCTATTAGTTCCTTTCTTGTCTTGTATTTCATCTTGCAAATTTAGTTTATTATTTTTTAATTCTGTCTTTTTTGTTGTTGGTCGCCCTTCTTCAAGTTCAAACCTCGGCATCATCCCTTTGGATTCTTTAGCAGCATCGAATGATGTACTTACCGCTTTCCCTTGAAACAAGTCAGCAAGACCTGTATTAATAAAATCATCAAGAGACATTTTCTTAATGGCATTAGAAGTCAATCCTTCCGAGGTAGTAAACTTCTCTTTAATGTATTTAAAAGTGGCATTCATCCACTCCTTGAACTGAGACTTCTTAGAGGCTTCGATAATTGTATTACCCTTAGTTGCCATAAGTTCTACTAACGCCTCTTCTCTTGCAAGTTTAGTGTCTCCGTATTTTGCAATGGCATCCTTTAATGCTTGAGTATTTTCAACCAACTTTAAACCTCTATTCAACAAGGCAGTTCCCCTTTCTCCACTCGCCTTTGAACGTAGGTAGTCAATCCAAATGTGACCATACTCGTGAATAGGAGTAGCCAATGATTCTCTCTCAGGGTTTAGGAATATCTTTCCATCCTTGGTCATACCAAGAATAACCTTGCCCTCAGAAACCTTTGTTCTTACACCGGGCTGCTGAAGGATATCATTGAACTCTTCAATAGAGGTTGCAACGGCAACATCAGGGAATGCAAACTTCAACTTGCCTAACAAGATTTGAAGGTCTGTCATCACTGTAGTTGGTCTATCTCCTTGGAACGCCAAGTCTGATGCAGCAGTACCCATAGTCTGACCCGCAACTTGTAAATCACTTGGTCGTTTGCCCGCTTTATTCGGTTTAAATACCCTGCTTGCTTTAGCCCTCCAAGTGGGAAACACATTTATACCATTAGTTGGATTTTTCACTAAGGCAATTAATCTACCCTTTGGTCCTGTACCATAGTTTTGGTGGTCGATATCAATCACTCCTCCATTTATTACATCAATACCAACGATAGAAACAATGTCTCCCTTCTTAGTCTTCATCATTGAAGGTTCTCCAATGGCGTTGTAAATATTGTCAGCAGTAAAAAGTGTTGAGTTATTTTTAGGCGCACCTTCATAAAGTGATTTTAAGTACGCCTTGTTAGGAGTCTTTACACCCGGAGCAGTGGATAATTCTGAGAACATTGCTGCTCTTTCGTCTAATGTAAGTGTGCTTTTAACATCGCCTTTTGCACGAAGATTTGCATCCTGAACAATAGCGTCAAGCAACTGCCCCAATGTGGAGATGTCTTTCTTTGCTATGAAATCTAATAGGCGTTTATTTTGTGGAGCCTTTTTATTTTGTAGATTGGATACGACATCATTTAACGCTGCCTTTTGATTTGCCTCGGGCTGAGCCTTTACTTCAGGAGATAAGTATCTAAATACAATCTCGTTAGAGTTTACTGCGTCATCAGACATACGGACAATCGCCATAGGTACGTGACCGTTAGGGATTCTTCCTTCCTCCCAAAGTCTTTTAAATAAACCTTTGTTTTTATTGTATAGTTCTACTGCTTTTTTATATTGAGTCTCTGACTTTGCACGCTCTACACCTGCCCAAGCAGCCTTAACCTTAGCCAATGCATTAAACATAACACCACCCTTAGCATTCATAGGCTGACCTGTTGCATCAGAAATAGTTCCCCCTGCAGCAATGTCACTAATACCTGTAATCATTGGTATACCTTCAAAAGACTCTAATGGTTGTACCATTTCATCGGTGCTTTCGAATCCTAACTCTCTTACGTCCTCATCAGTTAATGTCTCTAAAGAATTACTTTCCTCTATTGGGTTAACAACAACTGTCTCGCCTTCAGGAGCAACAAAGTTTACCTCATCAGCATCCATTAAATTCATTTCCTCTGCAATGGCATTTACATCCTGCTCATCTGCCTGAACTAATCCATCTTCTTCTTCAGTCAAACTAAATCTGCTTTCAGATTCTAAGTCTTGCTCCAATGAAGCCACATCGTCAGCAAAAGATTGTATTGCAACCTCTTGGTCTCCATCTGCTGCCTCTAAGTAGGATGCCTTCTCTTCGTCCTCAAGAAGGTCGAACTCTTCTTGTGCGTTAAACTCAGGGACTCCTGACACCACGGCTTCTTCAACCTCAGCCACCACCTCTTCTTCAAGTTGGTTTTCCTGAAGGTCTTTAATTTTTTCTCTGAGGTCTGCAGCCTTTGCCTTTCCAACCTCAGTTTTATTTCCCTCTAACTTATCTAACTCTATTTGAAGTTTAGTCAACTCGTTTAGTGTAGCATTATTTAGTTCGGGGTTTGCTTTTATCAACTCATCTTTAATGGACAACTCTACAATTCTATCTTGAAGTCTTCCGCCTCTTCCATCATAGTCGTTATCAATCTGTATTTTAGTCGCCTGAATTTCTTCAAGCGTCATCGTTTCAATAAGGTTGTCAATAAATGCAGCGTCTACATTGCTTCCATTTACCTTGTACTTTGGACTACTGAATCTCGCTGAAACAAAATCTTTCACACCACCGGGAAGTTCTGCAATACCTTCAAGAGCAATCTCTGATACGTCCATATCTTGACCAATTACCCCTCTTGCAGTAGCCTCTCCAACAGAGCCACCCACTGCCTCAATACCTGATGCTGCGGCTACAGACTTAGCAACAGTTGTTTTAGTGGCTTCTTTTGCTGCTTGCTTACCACCCTTGGTGACAATGCTACCCGCAACCTTTCCACCAATTTTCCCGGTTAAGGCATCAATAGCACCGATAGTTATACCACGAGCCAACGCTTTGTTTCTAATCCTCGTGTATTTCTCTTCGTTGTTAAGAACCTCTCGGATATTCTCAGCAGTTAGTTCTTCGTCTCCTATTTCTTCTTGTAAAAGTTCAGCAAATGTTGCACCCATTTCAACTGCAGTTCCTGCTGCTGCGAATGCATAAGGAATTGCGGCTGCCGCACCTGCTAAAGCACCCGGGGCTGCTCCAACACCACCTGCTACCGCACCTGCTGCTGCTCCATATCCTGCGCCTGTCGCAATGGCTGCCCCACCTGCTGCTAATGCATCTGTGTTTGTAGCCATACCCGTCATTGAACTAAGTATAAGTTCAGGAATGACTGTTGGGTTTTTAGCAATGCCTAATATTACGCCTAAGATTCCTTTGCCGTTCTCTTCGTAAGTCTTCTGATAGTCCATCATCTCATCTGATGGACCTAACATTTGAGCATCTTTATTTGCGGCAATAAAACTTTGAAGGTCTTCATCAGTAGCCATAGAACCACGCAACAATAAGTCAGATGCGTTTTCAGATAACTGACCTTGGCGATATCCACTCGCTACAGAGCGTGATAAGTCATCAATAAAGTCACCGATTCCAAGAGGAATCACTGCATCCATACCTCTTAGGAAATCACCAAATCCTCCTGTGAAATAATCTTCTTCAGTCGGCTGCTGATAGTTTGATTGTAATGTGGTATCCAAAGATGACGATATCCCATCTTCTTTTTTTTTTACAGGAAATTCTGCTCCCGGGGTTACACCCAAAGATTCAGTGGCTCCCATTAAAGCAGAAAAATCATCTATAGATTTTTTATACCCATCATTAACAAATAAATTATACGCTACTTCTCTTCCGTTCGGATTTTCACGCATTAACTTTTTAAACTCATCAATACTTTTTGTGTATCCATCAGCGACAAATAAATCGTATGCTAATTTTATTGCTTCTTCGTTCATATACTTTTAATTGTCAGTGTTAAAATTTAGAAGCCGCACCGCTACCTTGACCCCCGCTTGAACTTGTTGTGCTTTTCCATTTTAATTGTTTTCCAAGTGCATCAACTTTAGACTTCGGAGTATTATCTTGAATATAATCCATAAGGTCAGATATAGCCTTTCCTTGATTTGCATTTAGATAAAGGTCTACCTCTAATATTAAAGGAGAAGTTTTTGAGCCGGGTATTTTCACTTGGATTCTTTTATTGTCATACTTCGTAACAACTAATCCTAATTCAGGGAATGCTTTCTGTATTTGAGGAATTACTATATCAGGTCCATAGTAAAGGTTAATCTTATCCGAATCAGCCTTTTTATAACCACCACCATCTGTTCCTGCCGGAGCAAACTTATCTAAATAGTTAGCGAATGGTGCAGAATAATCAGCAGCCCCGTCTCGTTGTGAAACTGCGCCTATACCTCCATTGTAAGGTCTTTTACCATCACTACCTGATGCTTTAACTGCTTCTTTTACATCGTCAACACCGTGTATTTCATTTCCTGATTGAGCAAATTCCTCAAAAGGTATAGGGACCATTTTCCCATTTCCATCATCACGCACCATAGGTATCTCTCTTGTGCTTGGTTTAATAGTGCCTGTACCATCGTATGTAATAATAACATATCCCGGTTTTGATTTTGTGTCAATTGAACTGACACCTTGTTTCTTAGATAACTCAGTTCCCAATAAGGTGTTTGCTGCAGACTCTACTTGTTCAGGAGTTCCGTTGTACAACTGACCCCAAGTACCCACCATACTTACTTCTTTCTTCTTCTCATCTCCTCTCGCTGCTTGCCATTGTTGTTGTTGCGGTGGTGTTGCGCCACTAATCGCTTGACCTGCAACCGTAACATCCAATGCTCCTCTTGTTGCCGCAAGTAGTCCGTCTTTAGCAGTTTGCTTATGTACCTTACCTACTTCACTATCAAAGTTAGGAACGACTGCGCCATCTACCTGTTGTAGTAGAATGGTGTTATCGTCCTCTTCATCCGCTTTAAATGTGAATTTATATGGCTGACCGTTAGGAGCCATACCACCTAAATTATTTGTCAATAAAGACGTAACATTATAAGTGTTTGATAATTGGCTTTCTGCCCAAAGGTCCTCAGTCTTGGCTTGCATACCAATCAACTTGCCTTCCTCTGCAGTAATATATCCCTTTGATACCATATCAGCAATATTTGATTCGCTTCTAAAAGCAGGACCACTGATAGTGGCAATCAATCCTTTTTGATATAGCGTTCCTAACTTAGCATCAATCTGTTGAAACTGTCCAAAGGTTTCTGCCTTGGCTTTTGTGATTGCCCCCTGCATATCATACAGGTCAAACTTCCCTTTTATTCTGTTTCGTAGGTTATTGATACCAACTAACTTGTTTGGGTCAGATTCAATTTCTCCGTTCTCATTACGGAATCCAACCATCACATTCCCTGATGTTGGATTAATAACAAGTTCAGATGCATTAAAGTTTCCAAACCCTTCAGCAGTACCCATAAGGAACTGTTCTAATTCTTGAGACGGAACGATAGGTTTACCATCAGGACCAACATCTCCAAACTTAGCCTTCATTCGAGCCATCTTGTCGGAGTATTCATTTTGGTATTCCTGAACCAATGTAAATGCTTGGTCTGTACCGTCAGCCAAGTTCTGACGAATAACAGTATAGTCTTTTGGTTTTAATTGACCGCTTTTTAAAAGCGTATTAACCATTAGCAATTGTTGTTGAGCGTCAGAAGCGTACTTCAAAGACCACTCATTCATATTCTTGGAATCCCCCATAGGAGAATCCTTGAGCACTCGTTCCATTTCACGAGTTGCTCTATCTATCTCTGCCTTTTTTTCCTCTCTTACACGAGCCTCTTCTTTTAGAATGCCCGAAAAGTTTGCGCCTACTTCAGCCCAATTAATTGCTTCAGTAGGGTCTTGTCTTATGTATCCAACTTTTGTTGCCATCTTATCTGATTATTGGATTAAATACATTTTGATAATTGGCAGTATACTGAGGGTTCTGAAATAACATTTGACGTTGTTGTGGTGTCAACTCTCTTTTGAATTGTCTAAACTGTTTATTCGTTAAGTCTCCAACCGCACCTAAATCAAGATTTGTAAACCCATCTGTTCCTGCAGCACCCATAATCTTGCTCCCTGCATCACCACCAACGTTTCCAATTTGTTGAAATTGGTCTGAAGACAAGTTAACACCACCGAGAGCCTGCTTTTGTGCTGCCGTATTTTGTGAGTATAATGGAATCATACTAAGTCCTGCCTGAGCAGTGTTTGCGATTCCTTGAATTCCTTGTTGTGTCTGTTGTGCAGCCTGTGTTCTCATATCTGCTGCTGCTGCCATTTGTCCTTCAACCTCTTGCATATCCAAGTCGACATTGATATCTCTCAAACGAGACTCTTCTTCTAAGATTGCGTTCTCTATATTCTGAAGGTCAGTTACTTGACGATTTGTGATATCTGCCTGTTGTACTTGTTGTCCCATTAAAACCTGTCCTGCTGCAGACGCTGCGCCCCTGTCACTTTCAGAGGCTGCATTAACAACCTGCTGACCTTGACTAAGCATAGCCAAACGCTCTTGAGCATACGGTTCTTTTTTAATGGACATCTGCTTGGCATAATTAACCTGCAATTGTCTGCGTGCCTCAGCCATAGCCTTATCTGCTTCAGCCTCGTATTCCTGTTGCTTTCTTTTTGATTTGCCCGCCTGTATAAAGGAGGTAGCCGTTGTTCCTGCTGAAATCGCAAGACCTGCAATGCCTACTATTAATCCTGACATAGTAATTGTTTATTTAAAATAATGTGTTTAGGCAAATCCATATAGTTCTCTGTGTAAACATCTTTCTCTGCCTCTTCTACTGTTTTTTTATCAGTCCTATAGACGCAAGCCCAAACACAGTCCTCGTGCATATATGCAACTCTTTGTGTTCCCACTTCCGTTTGTACTACCATAGGTGCTTTGATTCTTTTTATCTCTCCGTTATCCATCAGTATGGACATCTCGCCCTTCATAAAAAACGAAGGATGATTTGTCAAGTGTATAAAACTTACCACTAATGAATCCTTTGGCATAAATAATTCCCGTGTATATAAACCATCTTTTAGGTGGTGTGTTACAGGGAACACTTCTTGCATCTCATCAGTATGATGAGTCACGGTCCCGTTAATGGCTTGTAAGTTCTCTTTAAAATCAGCAATTGCCTCCCATAGAAGTCCCCGGTTAACATCAATTAACTCGAGAAAATGTTCAGCAGACTTTTGCTTTTTCTTAAATAAACTTAATATACTCATACATTATACAAAGATAATAATTTTATGGGAAGGATTTCATTACTTCCGACTCAACTGCAAACAGTTCTGTTTTATTAGTATTGCCGTTTTCAATATCAAAAACACAGTAGTGACCAAGCACTCCGTGAGACTCAGAAATGGCGTTCTTGATATACAAAAAGTAAGCATCCTGTATAGGAATTGGAATTGTTACAGGAGGAGGAACAATAGCAGGTATAAAGGTAGAACCCACCGTGTTTATTACGACCTGATTAACTCCTGCTCTTAGATTAATGTTCACTTGCGTAACCTGTCCTGCAAGTTGCGGACTGCTATATGCGGGAGGTAACGCAAAGTAGAACATATCTCCAACGCTTAATATGTGACCTACGTTTACAGTTAATGGAAAATCAATAGTGGCTATACCCGCCCCAATTGTAACAACAGAACTTCTACCAATACCATTTAATGAACGCAAAGCATATTCTCCTGTTCCCGCAGGAACGTTGCCTAAGTTCCTTACAAAAGCAAACCAAGACCCCTCCTTCTTTTCAAACCAAGCATCATCAATGTATCCCGAGTTTTGAATATCTGTACGCATATACGCCTCCCAAGAGTGGTCTCCTTCTAAGTTCAACGTTTTAAATAACTTGTTCTCTAATGGCAAGTCGTTAAATACACTCTGAACTTTCGATGTATACTGTACACCATAGAAGTTGTTTCTACTCTCGTTTACATTATGACGGTAAAGGTTACCTCCGTTGAATGTATAGAAGTAGTTGTTCATCCCAATCATAAAATCGGGATAGTAAGAGTAAAAGGACGGAAATCCCTGAACTCCTTCATCGTATGTTAATGTATAGTTTGGCATATTATATTTTTATTAGTTTCTTCAAAGACACGCTTTTTTACAACGGCACACATTGCCCGGCTCCACACAATAATATACTCATAACCTCATTGTTTTCGACCTGCATAATTCTATATACTCCCGTTGCGGTGTCTGTTTGTGAACCCGCATAAGCATAGAATCCATCAACAATAACAGACCCAAAAATATTATCTCCAAGAGTAATATTTGCATAACTATGGTTCTGTACTGTGGTTTTCTGAGTAACAATAGTGTAGTTTGTTCCCTCACAGAAATCATAACATAAACTTCTAACTGTAGACAAGTAAATGTATTCAGTAGGCGGAGGGGGGCTGCTGCAAGTGCTTATTGCCACTATAATTCCGTTTTGAACAGTCATACACTTACCTCCTGTAAATCCATAAAAACCATCAGTTAAAATAAACTGACCATTAGCATCACTAAATACCCAATCATACAAAGCAGGTGAGCCTGCAGTTCCTGTTACAGGAGCATTGTAATATGTTTCAGTTAAGGGATGTCCACACGCTTCGGTGCAAGCAGGATGTCGGGTTGTTGAACTGTAACCTGTTAGTGCTACAGGACAAGCGATATTTAAACTCCAAGCAGTACCACTACAAGGACCAACCGCTTCAACTTGAATTAAACTTGGAGTTGCACTTATCTTAGGTATCACCATAACGCAATCGCCCGGTGCTGCCCCCAAAGAGACATCACCCGCAGCGACAAAAACAGATACCGTATTCCCTGAAGCAACAAATGAAGCACCATTATAAACATATTCTACAAGTGCAGGATATGTAGTTCCTGATATTCCACAATCAGAAGTAGTCGCTCCAACATATGTGTATCCGTTAGGGTCTGTACTTGCGTGGTATCCATCAACAGGAGAACTTAGTTGATTGTAAACGCCACCGTTATAAAGTACTCTTATTCCATCGGGAACGCTTGCAGGATTGAATGTTACAATCATAGCACCAATAGAGTTCCCCGCATCTAAATCAACCTTATAGATTCCTTGACCTCCACTTGCTGCAATAGGCTTCCCGCAAGGAGTGGCACAACTACCGCAAGCCTGAGCAGGAAGCAATATACACCCTACCAATTCTCTTGAATTTATTCCGTCAGAGTAAAATCCGTCAGGTGCACAGGTAGTCAACCCTGCGTCAGTGTAAACTGCCGTAGAGTTGAGTAGTGTTGACCCGTCTATGTAATATGTTTGTGGCATTTTATTATATTTTATTTATAGTGAACAAGGTCCATATTCGATTAGTGTTAATCCTGATGCATTTACACTTCCTCGTTTAGCACAGAATGTATCCGAGTCATATCCACTTGCTCCGCCAATAGCACCTCCTGCTTCAAGACCGTCACAATCAATATAACTATATCCTATACCGGAAGGACTATACGTTGATACTTGATACTCATAACATTGGAAGCAGTCTTCCTGATTATTACAGTTATATGTACCTGCATCTTGAATACTTGCGTTAGCAGTTGTTTGACCTGCAGATTGAATGGTAGCACAAAGCGTAACACCATAACCTCCACTGATTCCCACCTTATAATGAATCACATCCCCAACATTAAAGGAGTAAGACCCAATATCAGCCACGTAATCAAACCCTGTACCGCAGTCACGAATAACATACGTGGACGGGATTGGAACACCGCCCCCTCCTTCGCAATCACAACAAGCAATTGTTGGGGAATCTGTATCGTAACACAAATCAATAGGCGTACTGTTTCTGTAATCCCAAACCAAATACAAGTATTGACCTGTGGAAGGCATAGGGAACTGTGCGTAAAAAGCAGTGTTTCCGTTTACAGGTGGGTTAATTGGTGTAGCCATAGTTGACGCAGCCAACAACCCCTGAATGTCTACGGTGTTGTTTTGATAAAGAGTATTGGTTCTTAAATATCTAAACTCGTCACTTCCAATTTCAAATACAAAATCATCAGGAACAATAGTGTTGTTGAACATCGTAACAGTCGCATTGTTAGATGGTATTACACCACCTCCCTGAAGACCTGTTATAGATTGATATTGAGACACAATAGGATTGACACCTCCGCCTGATTGAAACTCTATTCCTTGAGTGTGAAGAGGAGACAAGAAAGCCCCATCATTCCATCTGTATTGGTTAGTGGTAAACAGCCCTGCCTCGTTAGCACTTGTTACCGTCACTAAGAATATTGTGATTGATTCTGCAGCAGGACAATTTACAGTCAGGTCTAATGAAACAGAACCTGTGGTATTAATCTCTATAACTGCCGTATCAATATTAACAACGTTTTTAGCAAACGTAAGAGAACCACTTGTGCTCGTTGGTCCAACCACTGTGGTGTTACCGTTGTAAGTAGCGGAAACAGTAAACGTTCCCGTTACTGCCGTAACTATAAAATCTACTTGGACATCCCCAACCAAGTCTCCAAGTTCGTAGCAATTAGTGTAGCCACTTCTTTCTCCAACCTGAATAGACGTAGTGATACCACACTCATCACACACAACGGGTGCGGGTAAAAGGGTATCATTACTTGTGAGTACATACTCATTCATATATGGGTCGTACCCTCCAATTTTTTGGGTATTAAACGAGGTGTTAAACAAATCCCTAAACCAAGTTCTCATACCTTGCTGAGAAATAGCAGTTAAGTTTTCCGCTTCCTGTCCTTTTAATTGAATCACCGCACCACGCTTAGCGTCAGTAAAGTATTTATCGGGACCCCATTGAACAAAACTTTCAGGATTGTTTGAGATACCAAACTCTTCCGCACGTGCCACCTGAGTCCCTAAGACCTTCGGTATTGACACAACTACTCCTTGACCACCCGCAGCATCAGATAAAAGATTTACGTCCGTTAGAACGTAAGAAATTCTATCCTCCTGTAGGTTCAAAATATCTCGTTGTCTTGACACTAATCTTTGGATTGGTCCAAAAGACTGCTCACAAGACTTAAAGTTTAAAAGCCCAAGATTGAACTCGTTAAGTTTATTGATGTTTGACTCTTCGTTGTATACACCACTGTAAGTAATATCAGCAAACCTTCTGCTTTCTCTGTACTCTGTAGTAGTAGTGATAAATGCTCTGTTGCCAAGTTGCAGTTTCTTTCCGTCAATAGCATCCTGAACCTTATAACTTTCTACACCATTACCAAATGAATAACAGTTGTAAAAGTCAGTAAGAATAATTGCAGGAGTGTTAGACGCAGTAACTTGGTTTTGAACGTTACCTTGGTGCTCACCTTGTGCGTTGATATCATAAACCTCAGAAGACTCATACCATAAATTAGGAGCAGCATCAAGTGGTTTTGTTTCAAACACAACAAGACTATTGCTACGCTGAATAACAACCTCTAATTTATTATTAGTTCTTGCTCTTCTTCCTGAGTAGCCTTTGATACCACTGTATCTTAAATATTGTTTTGACGTAGCAGAGGCTTGAACAAATTGAATTTCGACACCAAGAGTACACGGTAATGTAGCCGAGGTTACAATCCCCGGATAAAAAGTAGCCTCGGGTTCTCCTTGACCACACTCAGATTCTCTTTGAACAAAAGAAGCGTTAAGCGTTCCCGCTACGTTATCTCCAATCCACCACTCATAAAAACTCGTATAGTTTTGAGAAGATGTAAAGTTATTCTCATATCTATACAGTCTCTTTTCTAAACTACAAGAACGACCTATTCTATAACTTTCATATTTAATTAAAATACGACTACCTGCAGGAATAGGAAGGTCAGTATATGTCCCCGGGCTTATGGGGTTTTCAACGTTTACTTGATAATTAATAGGAGCACAATTTGTAGAGTCTTTAGAGTTGTTTTTCTTCTCTCCCTGTGTCCAAGTTTGAGGAAGACCGTCACCAATATCAGTAGTTGTGCTAAAGTTGTTTGCTCTGAGTTTCATATAAACTCCTTGAGGAACTGCAATGTCGTTTCCTTGGTCATCGACAGGAGCAGGGTCTAAGAATTTTGCAGGTTGTGCTTCTTTTTCCAATACAGTTGTATAAACACAATTAGTGCTTGGTCCTGATGTGTCAGCCTTAACGATTAACTCATCACCGACCTCAACCTTCTGAGAGTTTTGTCCATCTAACAAAAAGAAATCAGCACCTGATGTTGGGTCTCTAAAAAAGAAACTTGAGTATACAGTTTCGTATGTGTCTTTGTCTGCTTTAACACAGAACTTATATTTCTTTGCCCAATAAGGTGCTCGTTGTCCTGTTGGTATAGTTACCTGAATTTTATTTTGGAGTTCTGAGTTACCACAAGGAATATGTAGAGAGTTAAATGGACTAACTAAAGAAGTTGACGCTCTGTTAAATTCATCCATATATACGATACCAACCTCATACCCACGGTTACTATGCAAACTTGTTGGGTTTCCAATCTCTGCGTATGTTACTTCATTGGCTTCAATCTTATAGTAGGCGTATACGTTTTGAGTAATAGTTGCAAACGTAGGGTCATCTACATACCTCATCGTTGGAAACTGAAACCCTATCTCACTTGAAGCCGGAGATGAAATAACATTTATAGGCTGACCTGCTGCAGAGATACCACTCTCATATTTATAAAGGGTAATACTTCCCGGAGCCTCAAGAGTTTGTTCAACAGAACAGTTAAACACATCCGTAAATGTTGTCCCGCTACAAGAATTTGCTACAGTCTCAATAGTTCCCGAAGGAAGTGCAGTTCCAATTTTCTCTAAGAAATCAGTATCAATTGATAGGTCGTAAACACTATTAAATGGCTGCTGAAGTACGTATGTAAATGAAATGGTAGTCGCTGCCTGTTCGTCTGTAGGATATGGTGTATCTCCACTATAGGCAGTATACGAATACCTAATGTCTATAGTTAACAATGCACCTGCAACTAAGTCTACATCTGTAAAGTCAACATAACTTACTGCCTGTGCGATTGTATTGCTTCCACCAAAAGAGTATGTTCCACTATCAAGTCTACTTTCCAAATCGGTAGCACCCACGTCAGTTGACTGTGCAGCAATACTATATTCTAACCTCACAGGACTACCTGCTAAGTCTTCCATATCGTATCCATCTACATAGTTTCCAAACATAAGTCTATTACCCATCATTGTTTGGGCTTTAGCAAGTCGTGGTACGTTGTCGTATAGTCTTAATATTTCAGTGTCTGCAAGAATCGTAAAGATTTGGCTATTCTGAAATTCATATGTGTAATTGGTATTGTCTGCAAGACCCTGATTAGACTTGTTTATTTTTTCAATAACTCTAATGGTAGGGAATTCCATTTCCTTAAACAACAACTCTACAGATTTTACAAGTGGTCCGCCTGAGTTATAAGACACCACTGCCATATTTGCAGACCCTATCATACCACTATTTAGTGCAGTTGAAAAATCGTATCTAAAAGTGTTTGGCAAGAAAGCAGGTTTACTCCACTGAGAAGTTGCTGAGTATTCACCATCAGCGTATCTATATCTGTAAGCAAAGCAAATAAATCTTTCCTCTAAAAAATCATCTTGAGAAGAGGTAGGGGTTGGAGTCACGTTAGGAGCAGCCAAAGGAGGCTGCTTAATAACAAGAATAGACTCAGCACTAAACCCGTCAGCGTTTGCCGCAGGATTAGGATAGTTTCTTGTTACATTAATAAATCTTGGCTGATTGTAATTGTCAGTCCAAAACAATAAATCTTCTTTTTTATTCACCCCCGTGATTAAATACTCGTAATCAAAATTCAGGGTGGTATTTGCGGTAGCACCTTCTCTGATGCTAATCAAATGGTATGTAGTCGTATTAGAGTTGTCGTCATACGAAACCACTAAATCTATCTTTCCTGTAGGAGAAGTTGGGTAGTTGTCATCGTGTACAAACCAATAAATAGTTTCCTCTGAGCCGTCTTCAAACGCTCCAATACATTTGGCATTGCTACTTAAAGGAACACCATTGTAAGATAGAGTGGTTAAAGGAATGTTTCCTTTTGCGTTTTCAATAACACCAACCTCAGAGTTCTCTGTGGAACCCATACGAATGTTAAGAGCATCAATGTACTCACCATTGGGAATAATCCGTTCATCAACGGTTTTATTCATCCTGCCTGCGATAAAATTTCTTGTCAGGTTTGCCATATTACTTGAGCCACTTGTTTTGTCCTCTCAGATTCATCAACAATCTTCCCGGATGAATATTACTAATCCTAATCTTTGCGTTCCTAAGCAAAGCGGATTTTCTCTTTCTTGCTCTATTAACAACGTACTCTTGTACTCCGAACTTAGAGTTTAAAATAGCAAATTCAATGGCTGCGTAAACATAGTCTTCAAATAGTTTGTTGACAGTTACGTAACTGTCATTGCCGTTTTCCATACCGTCCGACACATATTCAAGAACTACCAATTCATTTTGTATTCCTGAACTAAAATTAATTACTCCGCCCTTTGAATTAATCTTAAACGTAGGATTTGCGTTTGCGGTTTCGGTATTTAAACCAAACCTCGCCCCTACACCTCTTGTAAAATACCAATTCCCATCATCATTATACCCCATACTTCCGTTGAAAGGAGATAGGGAATTTAGATAGATGGTTGGTTGTATAGAAAATATTCTTCTGTAGTCTAATTCAGAGTATTGAGGAGACAAAGCGTTTCCGTCTTGGTCAAACAAAATCTGCCCTGTATTATCTTGAAGATAAGCAGAAGACCAATTGGTTTGAATGTTTTCACTTAAAGGGTATAGTATGCCATCTCTTTGTATAGATATACGAACCCAATTGACGTAGTCTGAGGGAAGGATATATCTTAGTTGGTCATCCACACTAAGTTCTAAAACTTTAATCTCTTTAAACGCATCATAGTTTAGTTCTTGAATAGCACGTTTTGCGTGAAACAAAACCTTAAACCTTTCTTCGTTATTGATTAGACTATGATTTCCCGCATACATTAACATAAAATTGTTAACGATGTCGTATAGAGATACATATTGGTACGAACCCCAATTAGCGTCTTGAGGGGGATTCCCTCCGTTTTCGTAATACTGATATTGAGATATATATGCCATTGCCTATTATTGTTGTTGTTGGTTATCCATTTGTTCAAGACCCTGTCCAAACTGAACCGCAGCAATCTCACGTATAGACATACCTGCGTACTGAAGTATCTTATTAATCAAATCAGATTCACAATCAAGTGGCAATTCAAAATCCTGATAATCAGGTTGTGATTGGTCAAATGCAGGTTCTCCACTAACCAAAGTAATGAATGTCCACTTAGGGTCTTTTGGATACCTGATGTACTGAGATGATACCTGCCCTACATTGGTAATGGTATTAGGGTAAGCAAACAACGTATTACCTTCTTGCGTATAAGCAGGGAAGGTTAAATTCGGTTTAGTTAAAAGCGAGTTGTTTAGCATAGTTATTTTACTATGAGATACCTTCTCAGCCTCTTCTTGTTTTGAATCGTAGATTACATAAGCAATTCCGATTGCATTCCAAGGGTTCGAAAACACAACACTTTGTGTAGTCGTAATACTTGTCTGACTGTTTACACTAACAACGGTCACATATTGAGTGATTCCACTGCTAACAAATCCAACAACATCTCCTGCCGAAACACCATCAGTAATAAATGTAGCGTTAGAATCTATAATGTTTTGACCACCACCTACAGTACCTGTAGTTGTTCCGCTTGTAACTATTTCAGGGAACACTAATACTTTATTCAATAAATAGTAATCATCACCTGTAGTTGTAGGTGATGGAAGACTGTATATATTTGATACCGTTGGTGGTACAGTAGTTCTTGATAATGGATTGTAAACAGAGAATATCTCAATCAACTCCTCCATTGCCTTTCTAATGTCGGCATAGCCCGTACCTGATTGGCGGGCATTTTCTTTATTTATCTGATAATTGTACTGATAGAAATAAGTCTCAAATAAATCTAACTGTGCCTGCTTTGCAAATAAATTGAAATCAGAAGGCGAAATATATCCGTAATTATTTTTATTCAGTACAGACAGAACCGTGTTTCTAACTGAGTTAATCATCTGTAAACCTTTTTACAAAGATAATAAAAAAAAAGAACCCCTTCTTTTTGGGAAGGGGTCTTAGACTTACAAGAGTTTCTCAAGTAACTTATAGTTTTCTATGCCTTCGTCTGACTGTAGGAACGAGGAAACAATAAACATTGGGTCCTCCCCATAAGGGACATTTAGCATCTTGGTCTTGTTCGTATTTGTATTAAACCAAACTTCTTTTTGGTTTTTTCTAAAGGCTAAAAATCCTTTCTCAAATAGCAAGGAAACTGTTGCTTGCAATTTTAGTGTAGGGTCGTTAACGATATCAAGGAATTCCTCGGGACGATTCTTAGCATAAACTAAAATGTCTCTACGCAATTCAGATGTCGAAACCTTAGTAACGTCTCTATTAAATAGTACTCGTGAAATCATTTCAACTTGTTCTACTTTCAAGTCACGGGCTGCAAGTAACGCATCAACCTCAGCATTAAGTCTGTCGACTTCAGCAGTTGCATCACGTTCCTCGTTAACCTCTTGAAATGCCATACCATTAGATGGATGGTAGAAAAGGAATTGTTGGAGTACAGGATTTGTTCTTGGAACACTAAGGAACCCATCTTCAAAGATGATTGGTTCCAATACCACGTTACCATCTTGCTCATCCTCGAAAGGTGATTTTTGGTTTCGTGCATAACGAAGAGCACGATTCACTCCTGCTTCTTCATCAAAATACAATAATGGAAATTGTGATGTGTGACGTGTAGGCAGCATATAAGACAATGGAGCCGAGTCTTTTACGAGTTTGTAGACCTTGTCGGTTGCTACGTTTACTTTCTGTTTCATTTTTAGATATAATTAGAATTAGATTTATTAAGAAAAAAAAGGGAGAGTGTCTTCAAAGACACCCCCCCGATTTTGTTTTCCTCTTAGTTTTGGAACAAGAAGAAGTTGTTAGCACCTAAAGTACATACTGCTCTTTCAGACAAGAAGTTTACCTCCATTGCGTCAAGGTCAGAAGTTTCAGCACCACCTGCAGAACCTGTAATCCAAGTTTTGTAACGTCTGTCTTCAGTTTCAGAAGCACGGTAACGCACGTGTAGGAAAGGACGCTTAGCGTTCTTACCAAGGATTTGGTCATATACAGTAGTAGAACCCGCAGGAACCAACAAACCGCTTACTTTACCTGAACCTGCAACAGAAGGAAGACCTCCACGCATAGTTGGGTCGTTCAAGTATTTCCAATCAGACTTGTAGAAATCATAACCTCTACGGAATCCGGTGAAGCCCAAGTTAAGAGCCATATCCTTATCGTTTTCAAATAGACCATAAGAAGTACCACCTGCTCCATAAGAGTTTTGTTCTGCTAACATATCATCAATAGAGAAACTAAAGTTTCTGTCAACGAAGATTACGTTTTCTTCAATAGAACCCTGCTTGTCCAAACGAGATACAATAGTATCGAAGTCAGCAAGAGTTACAGGGAAGCCACCGCCCCATACGTTACCACGCAAGTTAACAACATAGAAGACACCTTGTGAACCTTTGTTACCAACGTCTCCGGCTGCAGATGCTGCACCTGAACCTGCTTCAGCAGGAACTGCTTCAATCATAGAAGTCTCCAAGTAGTCATCAAAACGAAGACGAGTCTCGTGCTCAGACTTCAAATACCAAAGGTAACCTGAAGCACCATTCTCAGTGGTCACTTCTACCCATCCGATTTGAGCCATATCAGAACCTGATACTGCATACTTATCTTTGATGATGATAGGAGAGTTCTCGAAGATTTCATCGTCAGATTCCAAAGAACCAACCATTCCATTAGTTCCTTTTTTGAATTCAGAACCATAGATGAATACTGTCCACTTATCAGTATTAGCAGCGTTAGTGATACCTGCAGCATCGTAGAACGCTACGTCAAACGTTTTAAGAGCAGTATCAACTGCAGTAACGATTGCTTTGTGGTTTGCACCACCTGCATTAGCGGTAATCATAAGCGTCTGCCCTACACGGATAGCGATAGAACCTGAAGCAGCATTTACAAATGCAGGAATCAAGGTATCATTAACAGTGAAAGTTGCTACTGCAGAACCTGCAAGAATTGTAGTGGTACAATCAACATACTTAGTATGAAGACGACCTTGCTCTGCCCATTTGATAAGGTCAGAATTAGAAGGCATCTCTGCTCCTACCATACGTAGGAAAGATGCAACTGTACGATTACCGTAACGCTCGAATTCTTTCTCATAGGTATCAGGAAGATACTGATTCAAGAAATCAAAGTTGGTAATGTAGTTTGATTTTAAAGGGACCTGTTGTGCACTCGGCTGCAACTGAAATCCCGGAACGGATTGAACTGCCATTTTTTTAGTTTTTTAGTTTTAGTTTTTGTTACTTTTAATTCGTAAACCTCGACCTGAGTCTTGGCTTACTGCTCGAATGGTTGTTCCTCCTGTGTTGAGGTTTTGTGGGACATTACGAGTAGACATATCAATATTTTTTGTCTTTCTCATAACATCATCAACCGCCTCCGACTTGCCTTGCTCATAAAAGAACTTAGCAAATTTTTCAGGATTCATTGCAACCGCCAACGCCTTGTGATAACCAACAGGGTCTGTTAGAAGACCATCTTCACCAATAAACTTTTTTGTAAAGTTTGTAGGGTCTTGATGCACTTTTAACATTTCCTTTCCATCTCCGGGAACATAAACAAGTTTTTTATCGTCTAATGCGAACTCAAAACCTTTGAACTCACTACCGAATACTTCACCTGTCTTGTCTTTAAACCACTGCTCTCGTTTTTGGAGTTGCTCACTTAATGACACTGACTCTTGAACATATTGTCTATAATCCTCCAAGGCTTCTGAATCTTCTTTGGAAATAGAACTACCTGCAGACTCTGCAGGGATTCTGTATTTTTCCTTTTGGGATTCAAAATACTCTTTGGCTTTTGCGACCATTTTCTTTTTAGCCAACTTCGCTTTCTTAATAGTTGACTCATCATCTAACTCTTCGTCATATGAATAGTCTTCCATTAAAGATTGAATATCCTCCTCGTCAAGACCTTTCTCTGTCTCGGTAAGATAATCACGAAGCAACTTATCAGGATTTACTTCATCAAGGTCTCTATTAAGTTTAATAAAGTCTTCAATGTTTCTTCCTGTTTCTTTTTTATACTTAAAGTAAGCAGCCACGTCTTCGGGAAGAGGTTCTGACTCTTCTCTCTCACGGGTTAACTCCTCAAGGGAATTAATTTGCTTACCGTATTTTTTTCCTATAAATGAAAGAACGTCTTCCTCACTTAACTCTGAGGGTTCTGCTTTGTTAACCTGTAGGTTTACTTCTTCTTGCGAATTATCAACCTGTGGGTTTACTTCTTCTTTTATTTTAGGCTCGTTAAAAGAGGACTCGTGTTTTTCAAGTAGTTCTTGTTCTACTTCTTGAACCGATTTCTCTTTCGCTTCGCCTACTGCTTTTACTGTAAATTCCATATTAGATTTAATTTAAGTTACAAAGTTAATCAAAAATTGTTATAGTTTTAGACCGTTTATCGTGGGTTAAATTCCGCAAAATCAAAACCATCTAAACTATCTTCATTAGATTCAAAGTTCAAAGGAGGTAAATTATTTTTCCTTTGGTTTATCAATTTGGATTGCTGAGTATTTTGAATACCAATTCTATCTGCCTTGGCTTTCTCTCTCTCCTTTTCTCTTTGCGCTAACCCTTGAACCTCAATTCCTTTTAACTGCATATTCAAATCAAACTCCTGTTGCATTAATTGAGATTTAAGCATAGCCTCATTCTTCATCTTCTCAATATCAAAAGCAATCTCAGCCTGCTTCAATTGTATCTTACCTTGAAGTTCCATCTGAGATTTTTGCATAGACATTTCAGAAGCCATCTGTTGTGATTGAACCTGAGCCTGCTGCTGCATTGCTTGTTGCTGCATTTGCATTTTCTCTTCTCTGTCTTGCTTAGCCTTACGCTTAGCCTTCAGTAATTGATTAGCAAGTTTGATATTTTTAATCTCCCTGATATCAATAGCGTCTTCGAGATTAATGTCTCCCTTGGATAATGCCATTTGAATATTCTGCTCAAGTTGTGCTCTTTGCTCTTCATCAGGAGCGACTTCAATAAAAATACCAAAGTCATAAATATAGAGGTCATTAATACTATGTAAGATATTAATGTTGTATTTACCAATTTGATTAGTAAACTCTTCTCTAAAATCAGAGTACTCAAGAATATCTGCAACTCTATAAGTTAAACACTCAGCCATTGTTCTATACATATACAGACTTGAATCAAGAATATGTCGTGTAGCAGTGTTAGAGTTTAACGCAGCCAACTTCTGTAGACCAACTAAAGAGTTAGGGTCAGGCATACTTGCATCTCTTGCTTCATTCAAACCTGTAACCTGTCTGATTTGATTCAGGTAGTGGTTATAGTTTCCGAGTAGCATTTGTGTTTTAGCAGCACCTGAGTTAGCAGTTAGTTGAGTAATTGGAACCCTTGCATTGTTATAGTCACCATCCTGAGTAAAACTTCTGCCGATTACACTACCTGTTTGGAAGTATAGTCTCAATGCGTCTTCAGGATTATATGCTTGACCTGTACCAAGGTCCACCTCGTTTAGACCATCAGCATCAATAAAGACACCGTCAGGAACCACACGAGAAATAACTTGTTGCAGTTTTAAGTGCGTAATTTGAATTAAGTCTGCAAACGGAATCATTCTCCGTGTCAACGATTCTATAACACCCTTATACATTCTTGGAGCACAGGCTACGTAATTAGGCATAGCGTGTTGTGTCGCAGACTTAGGTCGAACCATATTCTTTGACATCTCCCATTTTAAAAGGAAGTTGGTTCCCATAACCATAACACCCTCATACCAAACGTCAATAGTTTTTGAAACTCTTTCAAAGTTTCCTTCTTGCATCATTTCGGCAGGAGGGTTGAATGAATCATCCTTCTCTACCATTTTTACATTACCCGAATCAGAAACCTTCTTTTTATATACGATTTCTTTTGTGGTCTTATAGTTGAAGTACATCAACGTAGCAGTGTCTCTATAGAAAATATCATTCTGATAAAACTGTGCTACATTATAATAATCCCACCAACTTTGGCTATACTTAGATATCTCTTCTAAGTCTTCGTTAGTTAGTGATGGGTCAATCTTTTTTAAGTCAATAATAGGAACCGTCTTAATCTCACCCCAATAGAAACAATCTTTGAAGTAAGGGCTTTCTGTGTAACTATACACCACATTTGCGGGGTCTACATACGACAACTTAACACCATCTCCTTTTAGAAATTCGTGTTTAGCCATAGCAACACCAAGTACAGTCATATCATAATCAAGTTGTTTTCTGATATCATCGTAATGATTGGCATCAAAAATCGTATTGATTGCAGTCTCTTCCGCAATTTCAATTGCAGGTTTGTAGTTGAGTTGCATATACAATGCTAACTCTTCGTCATTATTAGGAAGTTCTTCAGGTTCAGTAACAAAAGGATTGGCTCCTGTTTTATCCATAATAGTCTGAAGGATTGGTTTAGCAACCATCTGTCCTTCAATCATATCTTGATAAGCACTTCTTTTTTCTTGAGACATAGCATCTTGTGCGTATGCCTTTACTTTGAAAAGTCTATCAGACATTCCATTTACAACGATGTCAATAAACTTTGGTATAACAGGGACGGGAGTCCAATCTATATTCAAATAAGACAGGTCTCCATCAACGGCTAATTCGTTTTTATATTTTGCTACTGATTGTTCTCCACGAGCGTACAATCTAAGTCTATGGAAGTCTCTCCATTGACCATAGTATCTGCACCCGTTACCATCTTTTCTAAACCACTCATACTGAATGGCTTGCCCAATCTGTAAACCGAATTCTTCCGTAGCCTTTTCTTTGTCTGAAACAAACTGACTCGGGAAGCCTGCAGATGTGATATTTATCTTAACATCCTTCATCTAATAATTTCGCTTATTGTTCCTTTATTACTATACCTTGCAAAGTTAATCTTTATTTTTGATTGTTTTTTCTCGCCTAAATACATAGCCTTCTGAGTTGCCATAATAGCCAACCCTGAACTAATAGAAGCATCGTGCTTGGTTCTGTTTGATATATCAAACCTTGCCCAATCCTCCAAGGTCCGGGTAAAAATCATATCACCCATATCACCTGCATCTCTATAACTTCCATCTAAGTCTAATCCAACATACTTCTCAATATAAGATTCTATCGCAGCAGCGTGTGCCTGTTTAATATCTTCACTCGTATTCGGAATACCTCCGAGTTCTTTTTCTGTTTTTGACAGGTTTGTATATATTTTATCAGGTCTGTTCATACAGAATCCTCGGTAGCCTCTATTCTTAAAATGATAAAGCAATCGTGGTTTGTTGTTCTCGATTAGAATTGGCATACCATAAAATACACAAGCCATAAGAACCTCTTCGTAAAATATCTCTGCAGTTTGAGGACGAGCAATATATTCTAAGAAAAAAGTATTGACAGGTGCTTCTTCCATATGGTATGTAGTTAATCCGTGAAGAGAACCATTAGAACCCCCACCGCCAACAACACCCGAAATATCATAACTGTCACATCCGAATGCACCTATGTGCTCATTGCCCGGGTATTTAATACCATTCCTTATAATTACATTATTCTGAAGATGTGCTTTTGGATTCCAACCAATCGAAAACCTTCCGTTATTGTTTGGACTAAAAATAACCTTTGAATCTTTTATACCATCCTTCCAAGAAAAAGACCCACGAGTCATATGGTGTTCTTTTATTAATGAATCATTGTAGTCTATCTGCTGATATATCTTAGTTAGATTAAACAATGACATCTTGCTTTCGTCACGGAAGGCGTGAGACGTTGTGCGAGGAAACTGACGATAGAATTCATTAAGTGCATCGGCATCGTTCTTTAAAGACTCAACCTCGTTCTCCCAATAGTCAACTGCACCTTGATAGATATTTCCACCATCAACTCCAATTATGGGGTTATTGGTGGGTTTATGCATCACGGGCATACCATACCTGTCAATAAATCCTTCCATATTCCATTCCATAGGAATGAAAAGAGAATACATACCGCTTTTAGTTTGACCGTTAGAGTTTCTTTTTAATGCATTAGAATCCTCGTATAGTTGTTTGAAGTTGTCACCACCTTTTGATAATGCATTAGATGTAGAACCCATCATACACTTTCCAATAATCCTACTACCCAAACGCAAACAAGTCTTTGTTACTCGCCAATTGTTTTGAATGTTATTTGGTCTAATCCATTTCCCGCTTTCATCGTGAACCAATAACAATAACTTCTCACCGTCATAACTGTTGTCGTCTGTGTTCTTCCAATCTATAGTGGTATCTAATCCGTACAACTCATTAGTGTCCGCATTGTACATATTCTTTTTTGTAATTTTTGCTGCAGGAATCCTAAACGCCAATTCAGTTTTAGGTTTATCCATACCATCCATAATCGGCTTAAAGAAAAATGGCAATCTGCTATTGATTGGAACCACCTTGTCCGTAAACATCTTCTTAGCATCAGCACCCGTCTTTGACAAGATACCAACCCTCGCATCTTTTGCGAGAGTTCCTGTATTCACGCACTCTGATGAGGACATAAATGAAAACCCTGACCGTCTAATCTTTAGATATATCTGCCCAAAACTTCTACTGTCAGCCTTGCAAGCCTCCCAATGTAAGTATAGTATTCGGTTGGCTTCACGATAATCCGGGTATCCCACATCAATACTTGTCCATTGAAGGTACATATAGTGAGAACCCGTTATATATGTTGGGGTTCCATTATTCATAAACCACACCCCATTCTCTCTTCTATCAAACTCTTCTTCAATATAGTCAACCCATCTGTCTTTGAATTCAGAAGGCTTTTCGTTCCATTGAAATATTGTTTGAATTTTATTTAACTCGTTTGGGATTTCAAAACGTTCCCAATACTGCTCCTCTTTTTTTTTGTGTCTTTGAAGACACTCCTTTGGAGCAATTGGTAGTCCTATTTTTAATCCTTCAATCTCAATAACTTCACCAACGGTTCCATCTTTAGATATTACGATAAGGTCATTTTTAAAATCATAGCCATAGGTCCAACTCTTCGCTTTGTTTTTATTAGCGAGGACGGTTGGTTGTACATAATTATGTAAAACTCTATACAGGGTATTATCTTGACCTTCTTTCTGCAAAACCTTGCTTTGTGTCTGTTTTACTTGCGCCTTTCTCTAAGGACTCTATTGCTTCTTGTTCTGCGTCTATTCTATTTAAGATTTCAAACGCATCGAATATTGCTAACTTCTTTGTTGCCGCAGCATTCTTTAACCTGTCTGCAGACAACTCATCTTCGGGGTCGTGCTTAATAATGTCTTCCTTAGCAACCTTAATTAGTTGCTCCACCGCCCTGTGACCCGCTTCGATTATTTTTAATTTTGTTTCTTTTGAATTCATTTCTTATTCTTTTTTCTTTTCTAATTGGAATCTCATTATGTTCATTCCAACTGTCTTCAAAAAAAATCCACTTGTCTTTGCTCACAACACCATACTTATGTGATGGTCATACATCCTGTATAGTTTTTCGCCATCAATATTAAACTCGTATTCAGTTTCAGGTAGAAAGGTAACTAAATCTCCTTCTTTAACACCTTTACTTTTTAAATACTCGTTAGGATATTTCATCTCTCCAATGAGTGGCTCTTCACTAAAAGGTTTATATATGTATGACTCCATAACAGGAACGGGTTTTATAAAACAAAACCTGTCATAAGCATTCCATTGTGTGCCGTCATAGTGCATAAAAAACTGCTCGGCATCAACAAAGAAAAGGTCGTCTTTAAAGTAACTCCTGCCACTTCTCTGACGACCCTTCATATCATTATAAAACTTGAACACATTGTGGTGAACAAGCAATACGTCTCCGATTTTAATTGGACCACTGTAACCAATAGGCGTTTCAACAACCTCGGCAAATCTATTTGCAGCCTTTACATCTTCTTCAGATGTGCTAACAATCAAATCAATACTACCAATCTTTTTAATATTATTATAACGCTTTCCGTCTAATGGTCTTACTATAAAATCAAATGGGGATTTCATATGGTTTTTTATGAACCACAACCAATGCAATCAACAAACGTGTCCTGTGGCTTAACACCATCAAGTTTCATTTGAAGGTTATGAATCTTGTCAGCAATCTCCATCTCCTTTTCAAACGAAGAAGCAAGAGCCTTTGATGCTTTTAAAGATTCAATCTCTGATGAAATGTTTATATAATCTTGCTCGGTCATAGTGTTAGAAATTAATGTTGTACTCAATGGATATAGGCATAGTAGATGTGAATTCTTTCCAAAGAAAAACCTCACTCCCCTTTGACTTCTCAATCCAAATCTTTATTGATTCGATATTGGAATCAAAACGTATTAGGTGAATAACATAGTTACCACCTAACACTTCTTGACCTACTATATAATGCATCGCTCCCGACTTATAATCAGGTCCGATAGATATTTTTCTTATATCCATTTTTGTGGTGTCTTAATAGACAACGCACACAACGCTTGAACTTCCGGCTACTCCTGCCGTTCTGTATAGATTCCCTACAATAAGACCTCCTGCCAAAGCAGAAGTATTGTCAGCATATATGGGCAATACAACAACTGCTTTATTTAATAAAGAAAGGATTTGAGAGACTTCAAAGTTCTTAGTTACATTTTCATTTTCAATGTCTGTACCAATAACCTTGTCATCTATCGTAGGTGTGGAGGCATTGCCATATGTGCTTATCTGTCCCATTTATTTCTCTACTTTCATTTCAGGGGCTTCCGGCTTTTCTGTGACTTCTCCTGTCTCTAAATTAATAGCCGCATCAGACCCATAAGTCTCCATAAGTTCTTGCTCAACCAAAGCGTATTCAGCCTTAACCTCTTCAATCTTTTTCAAAAGATTTTGTTGATTAAGATAAGTGTCTCCAAGTTGGAGTTTTAAGTTGTTGAACTGAGATATCAACGATGTGATTTTCTCTTTTTCTACTTCTGTTAATTGTGCCATTTTATTTGATTTTAATTGTTTAAGTGCAAATATACAAATTATTTTTTATCATCCACAAGGCATCACATTTTCCCACGCTCCTCCGTCAAAAAACGCAACCTCTTCACCATTTGAGTACCACCCGACCGATACCGGACCTGAACACGTATCTACAGAAAATACCGGAGAATCATCCTGCCAAGGAGCAACCGGAAATGCTGATTGTGTGTAAAAAGTCAACGGGTTTTTAGAAAAACAAGCCGCAAAAGGGTCGCCATCAGCATCTTCAAACCCTAAAAAAGTATCAGTACAACCGCCACCACAAGATGCGGTTTGATTATATCCATACCATCCTGACATACTATATGAAGGCACATTAGGTTGTGGGCAAGAATTTAAAGACGGGAATGCATTAGCACCCCCACCGTTAAGCAAGTCAAACATTGTTATTGGAGAACTTATAGTTCCAAAACCATACGAGCCATACTTTCTTTCTTGAGCAATGCCCAACATAGTTATCGCTCCTGAATCCGGTACTGCCATATTAATTTAATTTTCTTTTCAATTCTTCAACCTCGTTAGTCAGTTCCTTTATTGCCTCGATTAATACACCGACAATGTTCCCGTAAGCGACTGACTTGTATTCTTCACCCTCTATCACTACTTCAGGTAAAATCTTCTCTACCTCTTGTGCGATGACTCCTAAGCCACGTACTCCGTCTTTATCGAAGGTAACACCTCTAAGTGAATTAACCTTCTCTAAGGCGTTAGGAATAGTCTCTATGTTTGTTTTAAGTCTCTCGTCAGAGTACGCAGTAATGTTTCCTGTTGCAGTGAAGTTTCCTGTATAAGTACCTGACATAGAAACAGTAACCGCACCTGAAGTTCCCCCACCTGTTAAACCATTACCTACTCCTACTGATGTAATATCCCCGGTATTTGTGGTATACCCACTATCGTTTGTCCATTGAGATATTTTGCCTGATTTGTTAGTGAATGTTTGAGTATTAGAAGCAGTTGTTGTACCTGTGTTAGTAGTGTATCCCGCACCATTAGTTAATTGGTTGTTGTTCGTTACGTTAGTTGCTCCATCTTCAATATCATCTAACTTCTTTTTATCGGCAGAAGTCATAACACCTGCAGCACTTAGTGTGGCTGCAGGAATAGTAGCGTTAGTTCCATCAGAACTATTAATTGTAACTGTAGTAGTGGCAGTAGTTGTTGTAAGGTTGGTGCTTACGTTGGGAGCAGCATTCGTTAGAGTAACTGTGCCCGTTGTCCCACCCCCACTAAGACCTGTGCCTGCAATAACACCTGTGATGTCTCCTGCTGAGGTTAGATAACCTGCGTCATTAGTCCACTGTGAAATAGCACCACTCTTATTTGTAAATGTCTGAGTATTAGAAGCAGTTGTTGTTCCTGTATTGGTAGTATACCCGGCTCCGTTAGTTAATTGGTTGTTGTTAGTTACCTTAGTTGCACCTGCTGCAATCCCGTCTAACTTAGCCTTATCAGCACCTGTCATTACGCCCGCAACAGTTGTTGTAGCCGCAGGAATAGCAGCATCAGTACCATCTGAACTAACGATAGTTACAGTGGTAGCCGCAGTAGTAGTAGAAAGGTTTGTGGTTACATTAGGGGCGGCATTGGTCAAGGTAACAGTTCCTGAAGTTCCACCTCCACTTAAACCCGTTCCTGCAGTTACTCCCGTAATATCACCCGGATTAGATGTAGCACTAATGGTCACAGTTTTAGTCGCAGGGTCTGTCGCAAAACTTACATTAGAACCCGGATTAATAGTAATACTATCAGCATTGTTTTCTGCCTCAATTAAAACACCTTCAAAAGTAAACTTTTTAAAAATTGTTTGTGATGAACCTTTGTCACTGTTAGTTATAGTAACAGTCCCTGAAGTTCCGCCACCGCTAATACCCGCACCTGCGGTTACTCCTGTGATGTCACCTACATTAGTAGTATATCCACTATCGTTTGTCCATTGAGATATATTCCCCGACTTGTTTGTAAATGTCTGAGTATTAGAAGCAGTTGTTGTACCTGTGTTAGTAGTGTATCCCGCACCATTAGTTAATTGGTTGTTATTCGTTACGTTGGTTGCTCCCGTAGCGATGCCATCTAATTTAGCCTTGTCCACACCTGTCATTACACCCGCAACAGAAGCCGTGGCTGCAGGCAATAAAGCATTTGTTCCGTCAGAACTATTAACTGTAACTGTAGTCGCAGCAGTAGTAGTGGAAAGGTTTGTACTTACGTTTGGTGCGGCATTCGTTAGGGTAACTGTACCTGACGTACCACCACCGCTTAAACCTGTGCCTGCAGTAACGCCTGTGATGTCTCCAACATTAGTAGTATATCCACTATCATTTGTCCATTGAGATATTTTGCCT